CGTTCCCCCTGAAGGCTCTCCCACAACCACCGGTTGTGCCGCTCCGGTGGGTTGTGGCCCATCGGCATTCCAAGGTTAAGAGGCATTCGAGGAAGCAAGCGCAAGGCGTTGAACTTGCTCACACTTCACCGTTACTTTACGTTACTTGTGCAATACCTCCGCTCTACTTGAGGCGACGGCGGGACGATCCCCGCGCGTCGGTTGTGGGTTTCCGGCAGGTTATAGGGTAGACTGTCAATCGATACACTTGACAGCGGCTATCATCCTCATGGACTGATAGGGTTTTTCCGGCTCGTTGCGCAGTTCGGGTTGACCGTCGTCGCGGAAGAACTTGTGGCAACGGCCGCAGTAATTCTCGCGGATGTCGTTGGGGTTGAAGCTCTCAGAGGCGCAAACCGGGCAGACAAAGACGGGTCTAAACCAGAGTTTACTCATCGTCGTCCCTCCGCTCCTTGAACGCGGCGATCTCTGGCCGCGTCATCACGCGCCAGTTGAACCCGGTCGGGAGCTTGCTCATGAGGCCCGGCACGTCGATCGCCTCGCGCAGCTCGGGCAGGACGGGCAGGCCGCTGATGCGCACGACGCCGGTCAGGCCTTTCTCGGCCTTGACGTAGACGACAAGATCGAACTCGACCCCCTCCGGGGCGATGACGGTCATGTGCGCGGCTCCGGCTCGGAGACGGCGCAGAGGTCAGCCGTCAGCTCGTTTATGAGTTTTTCGAGCATTTCGAGCGCGCTTTGGTTTAGCCACCACTCGTCGTCGTGCGGTTCCGTTCCCTCGCTTTGGGTGAGCCTTCTTTTTCGGGCTTCTTGCAGCCACCTTTGCAGTCTTTTTTGCAACCTTTTTTCGAGCGTCATTCCAGCCCTCCACGAAGCCATCATCGACAATGTGTTCAACCGGGACGCCCGTCAGTTTGGCAATCACCTTCGCCTGTCGCGGCGTGGGCCGGAACTTCTCTTCCGCCCACACGTAAAGGGTTTGGCGCGACACCCCGATCTTGCGCGCACGCTCGGTCAGGGTTTCGCCCGGCACCTTGGCGAGGATGTCAGCCATCGGGTAGCGCAGCTTGTGGGCGACGCCCTGAAGGGCTTTCTTCAGGGGCGCCAAAGCGACCATTCCGATGATACTGTCGATGTTATCGATTGTCGTTTGTCGTTCGTGCATGTTGGACACCTTTGTCATATAATCCACTTGACACTCTTTTGCAAGGATTGTATTGGTCAAGGATTGTATGACATTTCGCCTGACGGGAACAATGAGAGAACGGGTGAATGGACTGGTTTGGCGACGCGCTCGGCGTCATCGCGATCGTCTGTCTCTTGTTGCCGCCGAAGTACGATCCGGCGATCCGTTGGAAGGAACACCTAGAGGGATGGCATGACCGACGAACCAAACCCGCTTCCGGCGCCTGTCCCCGACCGGCCCGCCGAGACGTTCGCGCAGACGTTGATGACGCTCCTGACGAACCCGGACGTTCCGGCTGACAAGCTTGAGGTGATGCTCAAGATGCGCCGCGAGGTGTTGGCCGACCAAGCGCGCGAGGCGTTCCTAGCGCACTACGCCGACTTCTCCGCCGAGATGCCGCAAGTCGAGCGCGACGGCACGGTGGCGCTCGTCAAGGATGGGCGTGAAGTCGGCCGCTATGCGTTCACCACAATCGAGGGGATGGACGTGATCATCCGCCCGCTTTTGGCGAAGCACGGCTTCGCCTTGAGCTTCACCTCGCGCGACGACAAGGACGCCGTGACGATCACGGGGACGCTCGCCGGTTGGGGTTGGGAGCGAAACTCGACGTACACGTTGCCGCCAGACGCGGGGCCGGGCAGGAACGCGCTACAGGCGCGCGGATCGAGCCGGCGCTACGCCAAGCGCTACATCACAGACGATCTTTGCAACGTGGTCAGGAAGGGCAAGGATGACGACGGCAAGGGGGCGATGGAGGCCTTGATCGACGCGACGCAGATCAAGACGCTTACCGACCTGATCAAGAAAACCGAGACCAACGAAGCGAACTTTCTCAAGATCATGGTCAGCGGCGCCGACGCGATCGCCGACGTGCGCGTGCGCGACTATCCGCGCTTAGAGCTGGCGCTGCGCGACAAGCTGCGAAAGACGGTGCGAAAGGAAGTCCAGAAATGACGACGCTCGCTGTTGTCGGCGGAGCAATTCTGTTCGCAGGAATACTCTACGGCTCATGGCGGATGGCGAGTTGGGAAAGCAAGCTGATCACTGACTGGCTCGACGGCCCGCGCACAACGCCGCCGCCTGACAGCGCTTTCTTTCCTCAAAGCATCGCTCGCGAATGGTGGGCCGAACATGAGCGGAGGTTGAGGCAATGAGCGATGGCGGCAAGGTGAAATCGAAACATCCGGCGAACCGTTGTCTGTGCTGCGGCCAGCTCCACTACGGCAAGAGCACGGAAGAGCGAACGCCGATGCAGTTTGCGGCCGACCTGATGCTGTTGGAGCAGCTCGGCTACACGCGCGCGGGTTTGCTCGCCGATCATCGGGCGCAGCTCGATTATCAGCTCCCCGGCATGGCGACGTGGCTGGAGGGGCAATGACCAGCGACGACTGGCGGAAGGGCGCCAAGGCTGGCGCGAAGCACGGGCGGCTCATGCGGCGCAAGCCCGGCCTCATGGGCGCGCTCTATGGCGGAGGGAGCGATGACGCTCGCGGAACGCTTGGAACAGTGGTCGATCCCGGAACCGAACAGCGGTTGCTTGATTTGGATGGGCGCGCTCAACGACAAGGGGTACGGCCGCATGAAGGTGGCGGGCCGAATGCGTCAGGCCCACGTCGTCGCCTATGAGCTGGCGAATGGTCCAATCCCGCTCGGATTGCTGCCGGATCATCTTTGCCGCACGCGATGCTGCATCAACGAGGCGCACCTTGAGCCCGTGACGCCGGGCGTGAACGTGCGGCGCGGACTGCGCGGTCAACCTCAAAAGTTCGTCTGCGATGAATGCGGTGATCCTTACGAGGTTTTGGCGCGGAGGCCGAAAGTGAGACGGGGTTGTCGCCGTTGCTGGAATGCTCGACGGAGGGAGCGATGAAATTCTACAAGATCGAACAAGGGTCAACGGCGTGGTATCAGGCCCGGCTCGGCAGGCCGACGGCCTCGAATTTTCATAAGATAGTTACGCCCAAAGGGGAGCCGTCGAGACAGGCGGTCAAATACCTCTACCGTTTGGTCGCTGAGCGGCTGTTAAACGAAACGATGGACGACGAAATCGGCTTCGTCCAATGGGTGGCGCGCGGCAAGGAGCAGGAGCCGAACGCCGTCGCGCAGTTCAATTTCACCAACGAGGTGCAGCTTGAGCCGGGCGGGCTGGTCGCGACCGATGACGGGCGGCTGGTCGCCTCGCCGGACCGGACGCTGCGCGGCCTGACGGAGGGCGTCGAGGTGAAATGTCCGGCGCCGTGGACGCAAGTCGAATATCTGTTGGACGGGCCGGGCGACGATTACAAGCCGCAAGTCCAGGGGCAGATTTTGATTGGCGAGTTTCGCGCTGTCCACTTTTACAGTTGGCACCCTCAGATGCCGCCGCTGCACAAGGTGACGGTTCCCGACCCGCGCTATCAGGGCGTCTTGCGTTCGGCGCTGTCATCGTTCTGCGATGCGCTCGACGTGACGACGGAGCGCGCCAGGATGCTCGGCGCCTACGCGGTAATGCGCCGCATTCAGCGTCCGCAAGACGCGGCCTACGGGGACGCGGCGGACGCTCCGCCGCTGACGATTATCAACCCGGAGGAAGGGGGAGAGCTTGACCTTGGTAGCGCGTGAATTTGTCTGCGCCGATTGCGGGATCAACGTTTTCCTTTTCGGCGGCCCGGCTGACGAGACCCGCTGCATGGGCTGCAACATCGTGATCGGCATGGACCTGTCGCCGAGCGAAGAGGCGACGGTTCGCAAACTGTTCGGCTGTGAAATCGAGAAAGCAAACGACAATGCCATACGCCCAACGGACGCGGGTTCCGGCCGATAGGACCCGCCTTGAGATTGAGCAGCTTGTCCGCAAGTACGGGGCCAAGGGCTTCGCCAGCGCGTGGCAGGATCATCTGCCGGGGCATGGCGGGCGCGCGCGGATCGAGTTCATTTGTCACGACCGGCTCATTCGGCTGACCGTGGATGTTCCGGCGAACGAGCAAAAGGCCAAGGGCAAATGGCGCGTCTTGTTGCTGATGGTGAAAGCCAAGCTGGTTGCGGTTGACGCGGCCGTGGTCAGTTTCGAGGAAGCGTTCTTCGCCGACATTGTGATGCCGGGGACGAACAAGACGGTTTACGAGACGGCGCGCGAGCCCGTGCGCCTGTCCTATGCGCAGCGAAAGGATCAACCTTTGTTGGGAGCAAGCGGATGACCGAGGTGTTCGACGAACTGAAGCACTTGATCATGCACTCGGGGATGAGCGTCCGCGCCATCGCGGCCGAGAGCAAGGTGTGTCGCCGCACGATTAACGGTTGGCTGGACGGCGAGACGAAGCTGCCGCGCATCGACACGATGCTGCGCGTGGCGCGCGTCGTCGGCAAGCAAATCGAACTGACCGGCAACGTGCGCAGGATGGTGGGCTACTACCCGAAGCCCAAGCCGCGCTTCAAGCTGTGGCGATTGCAAGCGAGGCTCACGCCATGAGCGGGCGTGACGAAGCCGGGCCGACCGGCGACTTCCCGCACGGCAAGCTCAACGACACTGACGAGGGCGGGTTGAGGATCGCCATTGGCGAGGAAAAGGGCAACGTGATGATCGAGTTCGGGAAGGCGACCGCCTGGATCGCAATGCCCCCGGATCGCGCTCTGGCGTTCGCGGCGACCATCGTGAGGCGCGCGATGATGATAAAGGCGGGCGAGCGGTGAGGACGTTCAGGCTCGCGCTCAACGTGGCGGAGTTCGTAATCCTCGCCAATCTTGTGGGGGCGGTGCTCTCGCACTACTGGCGATGAAAAATCGCCGTCGAGCGTGGAACCCGACGGCGAATAGAGCCCTTGCAGTACGTCAGACGCCTCGTCATGGTTTGGGAATGGCGGGGCGTTTGGCGTTTATCACAATCGGGTGACGCCGCACAACCGGAGCGCGTCATGAGCAATGGGACGTACACGCCGGCCGATCCTGCCGTCATCGCGGCGTTACAGGGCATTCAAACCGCGTCGGAAGCGGCTGCGACATCGGCGGCCACGGCGGCCACGGCGGCGCAAGCCTCGGCTGCGGCGGCGCAGACCTTGACGGCCAACACCGGCGTCCGGCCCGCGACCACGGCGTCAACCCTGCCGCAGACGTTCAACACGACGGCGCAAGGCTATCTCACGCACCGCTGGCAAAGGCGCGACGGCAACGTGTATCCTGCCGGGACTTTGCCCGCGCAGCGAAACTCGCCTATCAGGGGCGGCGCCGACGCGCATGCGCGGGTTGCAGTCGAGAGCGGAGCGCCGAGAGTTGGCCGAAGAGTGGCGAGCGATCCCCGGACACGACGGCTATGAGGTTTCCGACCTTGGCCGTGTCAGGTCAATCGATCGACACGTTACCTGTCCACCGGGGAAGCTCGGCGTGCAGCGAAGATTTTATCGCGGCAAGGTTCTGAAGCTCTCGCCATCGGGCAACGGCTATCTTCACGTCACGCTTGGAAAGAAAAACCACGAAGGCGTGGACGTGCATCAGCTTGTCCTGCTTGCGTTCGTCGGCCCGCCGCCCGACGGACATGAGGGCGATCATCGGAACCGCAACCGACACAACAACGAGCTGACCAATCTGCGTTACCGACTATCTCACGATAACCGCAGCGATGGGGCGCGGCGTCGATGACCCAACCAAGCATTCGTCAGGGCATTTATGACCTCTTAGGCTCAGTTGAGATTGACACGAAGGAAGAGGGCCGCACGCATGTCGATCCGTGGATGTCGCAGCGGCTCGTCATCGACGCCGTGTCGAAGGGCTTGCAAGAGGGCGTCCACGAATTTGTCGTTTTGAAGTGCCGTCAGGTGGCGATCACGACGGTTTGCAGTGTGATCGAATTGTTTTGGGCGCTCGCCAACCCCGGCGTGCAGGGCGCGATCATCGCCGACAGGACGGACAACCTTGAGCGTTTGCGGCGCATCTTCGCCGCGCTATTGGAGACCCTGCCGCCCGAGTGGCGCACCGTCGGTTCGCGGCTGATCAGCAACAATCGCACCGGCATGGTGTTCGCCAACAAGTCCGTGATTGACCTCATGGCGGCGGCGAGCAATCCCGATCTTGGCGCGAGCCGCGCGCTCAACATGATGCACGCGACCGAGTGCGGGCAGTGGAAGAGCTTGGCCGGCGTCGAGAGCCTGAAGGCCTCGCTCGCGCGCGTGAACCCTCGGCGGCTCTACATTTGGGAGAGCATCGCGAACGGCTTCAATTGGTTCTACAATCATTGCCAGCAAGCGAAGCAAGACCGCCACATGCGGTTCATCTTCGTCGGCTTTTGGGCGAACCCGACGTATTCGATCCCGCGCGCAGACCCGGACTATCGGACCTATTGGGACGGCAGGCTGACGGCGGAAGAGGTTGAGAAGGCCCGCTACGTGCGGCGCGAGTACGGCGTGACAGTGCAGCCGGAGCAAGTCGCATGGTGGCGTCGAGAGGCGGAATTTCGGGCGGAGGAATACATGCTCCGCCATTATCCGTGGAACGAACGCGAGTGCTTCATAGCCTCGGGGTCTGCATTCTTCCCCGCCCAACGGACTTTGGAGTTGAGCGAGAACCTGTCGAGCGGACCTCCCTACAAGGGCTACAAATACAACTTCGAGGATGCCTTCCTTGGATCGTCGATAGCCCAAACGACGAAGCGCGAAGAGGCGATGCTTCGGGTGTGGGAGCCCCCGGAGCCAAACGGAATATACGTCATCGGCGGCGATCCAAGCGGGGGCGGGGGCGGCGACGCTAACGATCACGCGATCGAGGTGTTCCGCTGCTACGCCGACCGGCTTGTGCAAGTCGCCGAGTTCCAATCGAACAAGCCTTTGACCTATCAGTTCGCGTGGGTGCTCTCGCATTTGTGCGGCGCGTACAAGGACCATCTCGCCAACATCGAAGTGAGCGGCGTCGGCGCGGCCGTGATCCCCGAGGTGCGCAACCTCCGCCAGCTCGCCGAGCGCGGCATTCTTCAGGGCGAGCCGGGCTCAGAGAACATCTTGAACATGATCGGCGCGGTCAGATGGTTCCTCTACCGGCGCGCCGACACATTGGGCGGGGCGGGCAACGTGATCGCCTGGAAAACCAATCAGGACAACAAGTCGATGGTCTACAGTTCGCTCCGCGACAGTCTCATGCTGCGGCGGATCGAGTTCCGGTCGATCCGTTTGGTCGAGGAATTGCAGGCGATCGTCGAGGAAGAGAGCGGCTGGATTGGCGCGGGGCCGGACACGGGGGTTAACGATGATCTTGTCTCGGCGACGGTTCTCGCGCATCACACGTGGGTTGAGTGGCGCCGCGCCGGGCTGATCGCGCGCAAGTTGACGTGGGACAGCGTGAAGGGCGAGCGTCCGCCGCAGAACGCCGGGACTGTGCTCTCGTTTGCTTTTTCCGAGCACATCCGCAAGATTAACCAGAAAGCGAACGTCAAGGCCCGAAAGGAAGCATTCTGAATGGAAACGATTGGGTGGGCGGTCAAGCAGTTGCACAACGGCGGACGCGTGCGGCGTTCGGGCTGGAATGGCAAGGGCATGTGGCTTGAGCTTCAGCGGCCCGACGAACATTCCAAGATGACGCTGCCCTACGTCTACATGTCCACGGCGCAGGGCGATCTTGTCCCGTGGCTTTGTTCGCAGACGGACTTGCTTGCGACCGATTGGGAGGAAGCGACATGACGCCGGAGGCCCCCGAAGTGACAGGTTACGACCGCAAAGAGGCTGACAGCTACGGCAAGCGGCTTGTCGGTTTCACCTTCAACCCGAGCGGCGATCCGAAGGTGGCGCAGCTCAAGAGCCTGTTCGCCGAAATCATTGACATCTGCCATGACGGCTTGAAGGACGCGGGCGATAACGAGCTGGCGAGCCTTTGGAATGAGGCGGCGTTGCGCTCGCTCGACGCGCAAATGTGGACGGTCAAGGCGCAGACTTGGCCGAAAGCGAAAGCGAAGTGAATGGCGCGGCAGATGTTTTTGAGGACGGCCCTGACCGAGGACCGGATCACAAAGCTTGAAGAGCGCGTAACGCAGATCGAACGACACTTAGGGCTTAGCGATGATAGTGAGGACGTACTACTGCCCGGAGTGCAACCATCGGATGGAGGTGACGCTGACGGCGGAGGAATGGGACAAGCCGCCGCCGAGCTGCGAAGCGTGCGACCGGAGGGAGATGAGCCAGGAGTTCAAGCCGTTCGGGATCGGGGGGAGCGTCCGGTCGAAAGCGGCGGCGATAACCGAAAGCATCATCGCCAACGATTACCAAGTCGCCAACTTCCAAAGCGACCGGCGTCAAGGCGGAACGCCTAAAGTCCGTTACAAGGATCAGACCGCCTCGGTGCTGCCGTCCGATTGGCAGCAAGCGGGCCACAAGGCGATGCTTGAGACGGCGATCAACATTGGCAAACAAAACAGACGACAGTTCGGCATGGACGGCCTGGACATGCTCAAGCGCGGGATCGCCAGCGGCGCGCAGCCCGACTTGATCGAAGCCTCGAAGCGCAAAGCGATCAAGGTCTGGTAGGCGATGGCGCTTCGCATCCCCAACAAGGCTGGCTTCCTTGAGCTGTGGATCAAGGAAATCATCGACGAGTGCATGGCGAGCGCGACCGAGCGCGGCATGGTCTACACGCGGGCCAGCCAATATTACTACATGGGCTCGATGGACAGCCGGGCGGCGCTCTACAACAAGATCGGCCCGTTCGTGGATAAGCTCGCGGGCTATCTCATGCAGCCGACCGATGTCCGCTTCCAGCTCTCTTACGACAGCGGCGAGGAAGAGGACGTGCTCGAGCGCTGCCAGCTCGTCGCCGAGAAGCTGACATCCGACTTTCGCGCGACTGACGCTGACGTGCTATTCGCGGAGGCTGTGGTCTGGTCGCTCGTCAACGGTTGCCAGATCATGAAGGTTCTCCCCGACGGAGACAGCGGGACGTTCAAGACCGCGCCGGTTCATCCGCAGAATTTCGGCGTGCTCTCGGAGACAACCTTATCGATTGACGAGCAGGAAGCCGTCTGTCACGTCAGTTACCCGACAAAATCCAAGCTGCGCACGATGCTTCTCGATCATCCCGATTACGAGAAGATCATGAAACAGCTCGACGACGATCCGGGGCCTGACCGCGATGAGGAAGAGCCGACATATTTCCATCAGATGGTTGTTGGAGGCCTCCAGCCCCTCGGAGACGTGGGAGACGCGCCAAGCTCAGCGGCCGGGATTGTCAACGTGTTCCCCGTTCCGACCCCTTGGCGACCACAAAGGCGCTTCGCGCCCACAGTCAAACTCTGCGAAGTATGGATCAAAGACCGCGACCGGGCCGAGGACTGGACCACGATCCAAACGATCTACGGGGCCGAGCCAATTATCATTGAAGGGGATAAAACCCGACGGAACATAAGCCGCGTTCCGGGCAAGACGCCGTTCGTCAAGGTTCAGGGCCAGCAGACGCCGGGCTACTTTTGGGGGCGCTCGATCGTGGCGAGCGTGCAGATGTTGCAGGACATGCTTTCCAAGCGTCTCCGCGACATCAAGGTGATGTGGGATCGTAATGTCAACGCTCCGCAAGTATTCAGTGGGTTCACCTCCGTCTCGGAAGAGCAATACTATAAGATTGTCAACGAAGGAGGTTTTATTAACGACCCGAACCCAAATGCGAAAGCGTCGAAATTACTGGACCCGCCGCCCGAAAACTACTTGGAAGAGCTTGAGTTTATTTTCAAACTGTTCGATGAAGCTAGTGGTTTCAGTCCGGTCATGGCCGGACAAGGAGAGCCGGGTGTCCGCGCTGGCGTCCATGCTCAAACCCTGGTGCGAACATCGGGGGGCAGGCTTATCGACCAAGCGGCCAGGATTGAACGCCAGCTTGCGGATGTCGGGTTTCTGGCGCTCCGCATCATGCAGGCGATGGACGCGCTCGTCTACACAACCGCCGACACCAAGCAAGAGTTCCTACTCAGCCAGCTCCCAAGCGGCTACCAAGTCAGCGTTGACAGCCACTCAGCGTCGCCGGCTTTTGCAGAGGATAACCGACAAGTTGCAATCGCGCTTGCCCGCGCGGGAGCGATCGATGCCGAGGATCTGATCCACATGCTCCATCCGCCCGGCGCCGAGCTTTTGCTGGCGCGGCTGAAACAGCGGCAGAAGGCGCAGGCGAAGCAAGCCGCCGAGGACAAGAAGGAAGGTTTGATCGCGGGCGTCATGGGGATCAACACAGGCGGCGGGGGACGGGCGCCCAAGGGCAAGGCTCGACAGGGGGCGCATTGACGGCTAATTTCCGGCCCGCCCTGCCGCTGGACCCCTCCAGCGCACGGAAGGCCGCTCCCGTCGTCGTAACCCCCCAAGGCCCTGCGGGGGCGGCTCTTGGGGTAAAACATGGCTGACGGCATAGACCCGACCCAAGATGACCCTTCACTCGGGCAAGCCGGGCCTGATCCGTCGTCGGGGGGCGGCGCCCCTCCAGGCGGCCCTCCACCGGGCGGCGGCGGCGCTCCCCCTCCCGGTCCCGGCATGGCGGCGTTCGCGCGTTCGCGCATGGGGCCGCAAGTCTCGGCGCCCGGCCCCGGCAACATGGCCGACAGCATGAATTTGATCATTCAGGCGATCAACATTCTCAAGCAGGCTGGCATGGGCCTGCCGCCCGGCGACAAGCTGCACGGCGACGTTTACAAAACGATCGACCGGCTCTCGAAGCATCTTGGCGGAGCTGGCGGGATTGGCCCGGCCGTCGGCATTCAGAAAACCATGCTCGGCGATCAGATGCGCCGCACCGTGCAAAACCAGCTCATGAGCCGCATTCAGTCGATGATGGGGCAGGGTCCGGGCGGCCAGGGCGGGCAGCAACAGCCGCCTATGCCGAGCACGCCGTTGCCGGGAAGTTGACGGCCGTGTTAGCAGTATCCGAAAAGCTGTGGCTCGTTTGGGTGTTTTGCTACGCCCTCGCACGGCTCGCGCTGTGCTTCGCCGCCGCCGCCTGGATGGACTGGAAGTGTCAATTAAAAGGGTTGACAGTCAACCCGAAAGGAGGCCCTTATGGCGCAGAACCGATCTTACGATCCTCCGATCACGACCCCTCCCGAGACGCCGCCCCGCACGATCCTTCAAGTCGATACGCAATCCGAGACTTCCGAGTGGGGCGCCATTCCCGCCGTCGTGCCGAAGCCTGAAGGCGGCGTGCCGCTGCAACCGGCGATCACGGGCAAGAGCAACAACAGTTGATGGTTGATCCTTGCGCTACGCTCGAACGCATCCGTGAGGTTGTCCGCGCCTGCCTCGACAAAGAGCAGCCTGTCGGCGACCTCGCGTTGGACAACCATCGCTTGGTTGAATGTTTGGAAGAGGTTGAGCGGCTTGCGTCGCTCATAGATGCGGGGCCGATTGCTCATGCCTAGACAGGTTTCTGACGAGGAATATGCGTTCCTGCAAAACAAGCGGATGACCGCCGATTTTGTTGAGAGCATCTACAACGATCCGACGCTCAACAAAGAGGCCAAGCGCCTGATCAAGCGCAAGTACCCGAACCTCGCCATTCCTGACCTCGACATGGAGGAGAAGATCGACCAGCGGCTCGGCGCCGAGGAAGAGCGTCGCCGCAAGGAGCAGGACACGGCGCGGACCAAGGCGGAGACCGACGCGTGGAACTCGAGCCGCGAGAAGGTCAAGAAGGATTACGGCTTCACCGACGATGGGCTCAAGGAGCTTGAGGGGTGGATGCAGGATCACGCGGTGGCCGATCACGAAGTCGCCGCGAGCTACAGGGCGAGCAAGAACCCAAAGACGACAGAGCCTACGTATGACAGTCAATTCTGGCATCACGAAAAGGCCGACAACTTCAAGGAAATCGCAGCCGAGCCAGAAGCGTGGGCCAGACGGGAAATTCTAGGCGCCATTCAGCGGGACGCGGATCGCGCAAGAGGAAGGTAAAATCCCATGCCCCAACTCGGCGCAGGCATCATCCCGTCGGGTCCGATCGGTTTAGAGCTGGAAGCAACCGTGCGGCGCGTGTTCGCGCAGATGGTTGTCATCCTGATCTACAAGCAAAACCCCTTGCTGGCGCTGCTATTGCGGAACGCCATCAGGGCCAGCGGCGGTGTCTCTCCCTACACCCAACCCGTGCAAACGGGTCAGTACGTCCAGTCGAGCTGGATTGGCCCTGCCGGCCAGTTCGACTTGCCGCAGGACGTGGCCGCGACCGTCAACGCCGAGTTCAACATGTGCTGTCTGGCGACACCGGTCAGTTCGCTCGGCTTGGAACAGCTTGTGACGCAGGACGCGATCGCGGTGGCGAGCCGTCTCATGCTCAAGCTCAACGACCTCAAGAACAGCGCGCTTCAATCGCTCGCTGGCGCGCTCTTCGGACCGCCGACCACGAACGTCTTGCAGATGTATTCGCTGGCCGACGCCTATGGCACGACGACGCCCTATGGCGGGCTCGCGCGCACCGGCGCGGCGGGCTATCCCGATTGGGCGGGCCTCTCGATCCCGGCCGCTGGCGACATCCTGACCCGCGCCGCGTTCATTCCGAACATGCTTTCGTCGGTCAAAAACTCAGGCGGCGAAGCGCTCGATTTCGTCGTAATGTCGGTGGAAGATTGGACTACCTTGTTGACGGACTTCATGTCAGTCGAAAGGTACAACAATGATCCCTCTTCACGGTGGGGAAAGGACGATCCCGTTAATAGTGGTTTTCGCGGGTTGCTCCTTGGCGATACTCCACTATTTTTCGACCTGAATTGCCCGCAAGGGACGGCCATCGGCTTCAATTCCAAGTACATCACGCTCGTTGTCCATGAGGATGCGAACTTCGCCTGGACCGGCTGGTACTCGACGATCCCGCAAGGGCAGATCGCATCCGTGGGGTTGAGCCTCACGGCGCTCAATCTCGTGTGTTCGAAGCCTTCGACCGGCGTCATCATCGGAGGCATCACCGGGGGCGCTGACTTCTGATGCTTCCGGTCTCCGCATGGCCTCCCGGCCCGCCCGGCTCACAGCTTTCGCCGTTCGGGAGGCCGCGCACCATCAATCTGCGCTTCCATCGGCACGGCTACGTGCTGCCGAAGGGGACGTGGGTTGTGCAGACCGGATCGAACCGCGTCGTCATGTTCCGACCCGAGGTTGTCCCCTATAACCCGCCTCGCGTGCCTGGAACCGGCCTTTTGCCCGGTCAGGGGCCGGGGTATGGACCGCAGCCGCCGTCGTGGGGGCCGCCGCCTTGCCCGCCCGCGCCGACGGTATGGCGGGTCAATGCGCAGATCACGCGGGGCAAGGGCGGGCGGGGGGCTCCGCCGCAGCAAACCGCCGCCGTCGCCTCGGTTTTGAAGTCGGCTGTGGCGCCCGCGATCGCTGCAACTCGAAATTTGCCCCAAAGATTTTTCGATGAACCGCGACCGGCCGCTGTTTCACATGAAACAGGATGGTGGTGGGACGGAACAGAGTGGCGCCCGCATCCGCCCGAGCGTTTTTGGAAGGCGAACGACTATTTGGAGGCTTGGAGGGCGTGGCAGCGGCGCGTTGGGCGCACAGACCCGCCAATCCGGCCTCTGCCGGGCCGCAGACCGCCCAATTTCTTCGGTTGGCGGCCTGACCGCCGCGCTCCGGGCGTCACCTTGGTCAATTTCAACTCTGGCGGCTCGGTTCACGCCGACGGGCAGAATGTCGTGATCGCTGGCGCGGGTTTCGCCAACATTACGCAGGTGTTTTCGGTATGAGCGGCGCATCGCCTCCCCCGATCACTTCGGCTCCTGTCCCGCCGAGCACGGCGGGGATCGCGCAGCCTGTAATCGTTGACGGCGGGCAGAGCTTGCCGCCGTCGCTGCCGGAAGGGACGGAGTTCACCTCGCCGGGGTGGGGCTGGCTTCCGTTGCCGCAAGTCGGCATGGGCGAGAACGAACCGTTTCCAACGCTCGTTGTCGAGCCCGCCGACGTTCCCCCGAGCGTCGCGGGCTATCCGCAACCGCAGTTCGCCACCGGCAGCGGCACGACGCCGACGGCGGAGAGCCTGTTTCCCGCCTTCACCGCGCCCGGCCCGAACCCGCCGATCGTCTACAGCGCCGCGCAACCGCCGCCGCCTGTCCCGCTGCCCCTTCCGACCACGCCGGGGACGCAGCCGATCACGATTTCGGACGTGGCGACGATCCCTCAACTGCCGTGGACGCCGGCGACGCTCGCCGACCCGTTCCACGGCAACCCTGGAGGCACGGCACCCGAGCCCGAGCCGCAACCGCTCAGCGCCGAGGTCGCGCCGAAGCTGAAGCGCTCGCACCATGCGAAGCGGAGGGCGCGGCATTGAATTGGGAAGATTGGCCGCCGCTTTCGACGCAACCGATCGGCGTCCAGTCCGACGGCTCGACCGTCGTCATGTTGCATCCGACCACGCTCCCCGATCAGCTCTTGACGATTTCGAGCGGCGACACGCCGACGCCTCCGCCGCCAAGCTATTCGCTTGGCGCGGCGATCACGCTGCCGTACACGGGGACGCTCACCGATGGCTGGTATGTGCTCGTCAGTCTCGACGAACCGGGCGAGGCGGAGATGTTCGAGACCGAGGGCGGCATTCCGCCTTATCCAGGCGGCAATTGGAACGCCTTCCCGCTTCTGGTAGCGTGATGAGATGCTCGCCGCCTACATCGACGAAGTGCAAGGCCACCTCAACGACAGCGGCGGGCAGTTCTTCACGATCCCGCGACTGACCGGTTATATCAACCGCTCACGACGACGCATCGCCGCCGTGTCAGGCTGTTTGCGTTTCGTTCCCCCCGGCACACAGACGAAGCCCGGCCGCGAGATTTATCCCTTCAGCGCATGGAACGCGCTCGCGCAGCAAGTCTGCCCTGGCGCGCAGTCGATCCTCGCTTGCCGGTCGCTGGCGATCGGGCTCGGCGGCGCGTGGACCGAGGATGAGGACGGCATTTGGTCGATCACGAAGGGCTCGTGGAAGCCGGTTTGGAAGCGGATCGTGTGGACCGACTTCCAGGCGCGTTTCCGCATTTACGGAGGAACGTTTTATGGAACGATCAGTCAACCCGGCTGGTATTCGCAATATGGAGAGGGGCCTGCCGCAGCGCTGTACCTCGCGCCGATCCCGTCGATAGCGGCGCCGATGGAAGTTGACCTCACGCTGATCCCCAAGCCGCTCATGACCGACGATGACGTTGAGCCGATCCCTTACCCTTGGGTTGACGCGGTGAGCTATTGGGCCGCGTGTCTCGCGCTCCTTCAGCAACAGCGGAAGGAGGACGCGCAGAACATGGCGGAGATGTTCAACACGGACTTGCCAATGTGCGCCAGCGTCGTCTGTCCGCAACTGATTATGAACGCCTATGGCGCGACACTCCGTTCCGCGTGAGGATCGAACTTCTCGACGCGATCGAGGAAGTCCGCGAGTGGCGCTTCGGCCTGGACGAACCGCCGTGGCTCCAGCCGATCGAGCGGCCAGCTATCGAATTGGGCCTTCGGTTAGGATTGATAGCTTCCCCTGCATCATGGGAACGCTGACATACGCAATAGTTTACGGTCGCGCCGTCGTGCGCTACGAAAAGTCCCTCAAGGAAGCTCGGAAGTTCGCCGCCGCTTACGCAGCCCGTGTCGCTGAAATTTCTTCGCGCGGTTCCGGTTGTTCTCCGCAGGCGTCTTGTCCCGAAGGTTCAGCCAACGATTGTTCAAAGCGTCGCGGTCCTCATGGTCAACGTCGTTCGTCGGCCACTCGCCGGTCATCAAAAGCCAAATCACCCGATGCGCCCGATACTGTTTGCGGTCGATGAACAGCACGAGGCGGTGGCCGTTGTGGCAGGGCTGGACGCTCCCGGCCCGCTTGCCGTTGCTCCGCCCGCTTTTCGACTGTTTCCAAGTCAGCTCGCCATTTTCAGGATTATAGGCGAGGATCGAACGAACGTACTCAGCGGTTAGGCCAGAATGCCGATCCAATCGGACAACCCCCCGGAGCTTATGACCCTTGATCAGTTCAAGGGTCTAAATCAGCAATCGAAGCAGGGGAGTATAGACGATCAGGAGGAGTTCTGGAATGAAAATCTCTTTGCAGTGGGTCCGGGCAACCTCCGCTCCTGTTGGGGGCGAAGCGCCCCGATCTACACCGCGCCGGCCGGGACGACGATCCTTCGTGTCGGTTTTGGTTTTTACGGTAATCTTACCCCTCAGTTCGGTGCTCCTCCTCCTGGCGCTATGGGGTGGATGTTTCTTAGCGATGGGACGATTGACGAAGTTGATCTTAACACACAGTCCGTGACCGGCCTTCGGGCGCAGGGGCCGATTTGGTCGCCGGTCTTTCCGCAGCTTTGGGCTGACGCGAAGGTGTGGCGCCCGCAGTTTTACGGCGCGGCGGCTGGCCAGCAAGGCGGCGTTCTCTTCGGAAGCCCCTTGGGCCTCTACGCGTGGGATGGAACAACGCTCACCTCGCCCGGCGAGCCCGCGCCCGATTGGCTGACTGACATTCAGGAGACCGACCCCGGTGGGACGATCCCGCCCATGCCGCAAGGTCTGCCCGGCATTTACGCGATGGAAGTCTACCAGTCGCGGCTTTGGGTTGCTGGTAAGGACGTGATCAGCTTCTCGGCGCCGTCGAACGGGGCGGACTTCTCGACCACGAACGGCGGCGGCTCGATGGGCTATTTCGGCGACAAGCTCGTCTACAGCTACATGGATTTGCACGCGGCGGCCGGTTATCTCTTCGTCTACGGCGACAGCTCGACGGATTTGATCAGCAATATCCAGCTCACCGGCTCCGGCACGCCCGAGAGCCCGTACACGACGAACTTCAATTACGAGAACATCGATCCGCAAGTCGGGCAGCGCTTCCCGCGTCCAGTCGGCGCGATCGGCCGCCAGATGGCGCTGTTCAACGACGCCGGGATTTTCCTCATGACGGGCGGCGACGCGCAGCCGATCGGCGACAAGGTGACAGGGGTTTGGCAGACGCTCGACACGTCGCTTTATCTGCCGACGTTCGCGCCCGCGACGATGTTCGGTTTCCGCGTCTTGCTCGCCAACGGGCGCTTCACTGACCCGTGGGGCGTCACGCGAAACCTGTTACTCATGTACCATCCCGAGAGGAAATTTTGGTCCGTCGCGAGCCAAGGCGTCGAGCTGACCAACATCGGGACATACGAGCAAGACAGTTCGATGATCCCCTATGGGACGGACGGGACGAACCTCTATCAGCTCTTCGCTCAGCCCGATGAGACGTTGCTCAAGCGCTACGTGTCCAAGCGGCTGCGCGGCGAAGGGATCGCGCAGCTCCAGATCAAGAACTTCAAGCGGGTCTATGCCGAGGTTGACGACAACGACGGCCGGGGCGTCTCGATTGAGGGCGAGCTTGAGACCGGCGACGGCGGCATTCCTGGCGGCGTGCAGAGCGTGGATTTCGAGCTGACTGGCGGGACGCAGCACAAGATCATCCCACAGCCGGTCGATGGCCACGGAATTTGGGGCGCCATTGACTTACGTTCGATTTCGCCGGATTTTACTTTGGAGCGCATACACGTCGCGGCTGAAGAGCGGACCCTGTTTGGCGCTTAAACGAAGAGGCTGACCATGCGGAGACGCCATAGAGGGCGTCGGCACGTTCGATAAGGAGAGACCCACAATGGACCGTCCCACTCAGTTCGATTTCACTGAAGCACGTCGTAGGCGCTCCCGGCGCTGGCGGCGAAGGTAAAGGGAGGGTCCGATGGCTTGGCGTCGATCCCGTCCGTTGCGGATGACCCGTCGAGCCCGTCGCATCCGAGCCCGTAAGCGGCGATGAAGCGCTTAGGCCTCCGCAACACTCAAAATTTGCAGAGGCAGCTTAAGCAAAAGAGCTGGCGAATGCCGTCTTGGCGGCCCCGGCTCTTCTCTTATCGCAAGGGCAGGAGGATGTGATGGCTCGCGGAACCTATCTTGGGCCGCGTTCCCGCGTGGACCCTGCTGGAAAACTTGGAACCGTGCGGCCGACGACGCGCATTCATCGCGGGCGAGGACATCGCCAAGGCGTTGGGCGCGGCAAGCGGTCTAGGCGGAGGGTGTAATGGCTCGCCGTTTCAAGGCTCCGGGGAACAGAGGCCCCGTCAACGTCATGCCTTGGAGCGGCGACGCTTGGCCGTCGGATTGGTCCGGCGCGCGCCGTGGGCGGCGCAAGCACAAGCGATCGACGCCGCGCGCTGGCGGCAGGACCGGGCCGGTTCGCGGGGGCAAGCGATGACGGACTATGTTTTGGGGATTGACATAGGGATTAAGGGCGGTATCGCCCTTCTGATTGAAACCGGCGCGTTAATCGAAGTATTTGACATGCCGTGCCTTCACGACGGCCCGAAAAACCGGCGAACCATCAATGCCCCGCTCCTCGCTGAGATTGTCTACAAGTCGCACGCGCGCACGGCGTTTGTCGAACGCGTCGGCCCACGACCGGGCGAGGGAGTTGGCGGGGCTTTCGCATTCGGCGATAGCAAGGGCGTTATTCGAGGCGTTCTTGCAGGCGCCGCCATCCCGACCGTTTGGATCACTTCGCCTCAGTGGAAGCGGGTCATTGGCATCGCTCCTGGCAAGGAAGGCGCAAAGGACGCGGCGCGAGCAGAGGCGATACGTCGCTGGCCTTCTAAAGCTGGCCGGTTCGCGCTCAAGAACAGTGACGGCCTTGCCGAGAGCGCCTTGATCGGCGTCGCCGGGCTTTTGGCGTTCGATTTGAAGGTGGTTCATGGCCCGAGGGTCAACAGCACAGAAGCGGGCGCGGCGGCGTAACCTCCGCAAGGGGCGATCGAAGAAGCGCAAGCAAAAGAGGTAATCGTGGCAGGACAGCGCGAATGGCCGAGAGGCAGAACCAATGGGACGGAGCGGCAAGGCCCGACCGGATTTTACGTCAATCCGGATGGGGTGCAGAGGTCCGATCGCTCACTCGCCGGGCCTTTGCGAACGGGGACCTCACAAGACGTGGGACCTCGCGCAAGCGGCCCCGTCAGTGGCGACGTTAGCGCTCGATCCGACTTCGGCATGGACCGGATCAGTCCGCGAGATTTCGACCCGATGGGGACGCCGCGCAACCGGTTCGGCGACATTCCGTCGGATGCGGTCACAGAACAGCTCAACCGGCCGCGCCGATGAGCGTCGCGAGCCTCTTGAACCCGAAGGGGCCGAGTTTCGCCTTCGATCACGACCAGCTCCACCAAAACATGTGGTCCGCGCTTCCCGCTGGCGCCTATTCGGCCGTCCCCTACCTTCTCGATCCGATCCTGGGCGCGGAGGTGCCGGCCGGATGGTGGAACAGCGATCACGCGCAGGCGCACAGCGATTTTGCTTCGGCGTTTCCCGCGATTACACTGCCGTCAACGATTGCTATTAACGACATCAATCTGTCGCAAGGACCGGATGAGTGGTGGGCGTTGTCGAACAAAGTTGCACACGACATAGCGACCACGGCGTTGACTGGCGCCTGATCACTGAAAACGACATTCCGTGGATGGTGGGGCTCGCGGAGCGCCGCCTCAAGCTTCAGAACCACGCCTTCGATTTGCTTTCGGCCGAAGGCTGGATGCGCAACATCGTGCTCAAGCAACCGATGGTGTTCCTGCCGATCCGCACCGCCGACGCCTTCCTAATCGCGATCCTGGCCGTCATCCCATGGCTCCCGCGCGACATGGAATGCAATGTCGCGCTCGTTTACGCCGAGGATGGAAAAATGTGGGATGCGGTGGCTTTGATCCGCGAAAGCCTCGCGTGGGCGAAGCGCCGGGGCTGCGCCGAGTGGCATATCAGCTCGGAGAGCGTTTTCGACCTTGCGCCGATCGCCAAGCGCGTCGGCGGCGAGGAATGCCCGCCCCGCTGGCGCGTGAGGCTCACATGAGCATAGGCGGCGGGGGCGGCAACAAGGGCGCGCAGGATGTCAACATCCCGGCCTTCGAGAGCGCGGGCGGCGTCACGCCGCAACAGAGCGAATTGGGGCAATACACCCTTGGGGAGAACCTTACGGGCCAAGCGAGCCAGTTCGGCGGCTCCGGCACGGGCATGTCAACGATGGCGACGCAGGGCGCTGAGGGAGCGCAGAACACGGAGGCCCAACAGATGGGCCAGATGTCCGACACTGACGAGAGCGCGATGTACCAGCTCTATCAGAACGACGTGCAAAACGAGCTTCAAGGGCTTCAGAACAACGCAAGCGTCAACTCAAGCGCCACCTCGAACCTTGGCTCGCTGGCGAGCGCAGCGGGCTTCGGGACAGGATCGGGAAGCTTCGGAACCGGGACGCAGACGACAACATGAGCATCGGCGGCGGCGGCACGAAGGGTGGTTATGACGTGACGGGCGGCGGCACGGACGCGCCGTGGAATTGGGGGGTGAGCCAGTTCGATCAAGGCCAGATCGACGCGGCGACCGGCTCCAACACGCAAGCCGTCGAGAACCGCTACCAACAGCTCGGGCTCGGCGGCTCGACGATGGAGGGGCAGGACGTGACCGGCGCGCAGAACATGGGAACCGCGATGACCGGGCAGGAACAGACCGCCAACGTTGGCAACGCCGCGCTCAACCCCGCCCTTCAACCGCAGCTCAACGATCTTATCGGCGCGACGGCGAACCAAGGCGTCGGCTTAGGCTCGCTGGCGAAGGCTGCGGGGGGTTTAGCGAGTTTGTAGTACAGTAAAGGTCAGGCTGTCATACGAATAGGTTGACACATGGGCGACGTTGGCGACGCTCTCTCCGGTTTAGCTGGCGGCATTGGGTCCGCCCTTAGCGGCGTCGGGTCCGCGTTTTCCGGCAGCGGCGGGGGGAGCGACATCGGCAGCGCGCTTTCGTCGATGATGAGCGGCAGCGCCGCGCCTGGACAGGTTTCCAATCCGGCGCAGTCATTCCAAGAGGCGGTTGACCCGACCGGCTCCGTCTCGGCGAGCCAAGCGATCAACCCGCCCGGCCAAGCGCCAGCGAGCGCGACCCCTCAATCCAACAACGCTCCGGGCGGCCAAATGCCAGCGCCGGGACAGAAGTGGACCGCGCCGACGCGCGACGAGCTGGCGAACTTGCTCAAGAGCAGCATCGCCAAAAGTCAGGGCCAGAACCCCTATCAGACTGGCGGGGGAGCTGGCGCTGGCGGCGGCGGGGGAGCTGGCGGCGGTGGGGCCGGTGGCGGCGGCGGGCAGGGCGATTGGCTCGGCGAGTACACGCGGGGGCAGGGCGTTTCGCCGTCGCCGTGGCAAAACCCGCAAGGGACAGGCGGGGCTCCGTCGAGCCCGCTTGAGGGCGGCAGCGCCGATGACTCGCCGCCGTCCGATCAGCCGACCGACATCCCGCGCATTCCGGGCTTAAGCTCCAACGCTGGCGCTCCCAACATCGGCTCGGCGCGCAATCCCCGCGCTGCGGCGGCGGGCCAGAACGCCGTCGGCGGGGCGGCCGCGCCGCAAGACAGCGGCACGCCAGCCGCTCCTGAGATAGGTCCCGGCTCCGCAGCGGCGGCGGCCGGCGCTCCGGCTTTGGCGGGCGCCGTGGCTCGAGGCTCGCCCTTGGGCGTCGCTGGCGCCGTTATGCAGCCGACGCCCGCCGAGACTGGCGAGCTTCCGCCGACGGCGGCCAACATCCCGCCTGACCAGCGCAACATGCCCTATCCGGGCCAGCAATATTCGCCTGACCCGAGCTTGCCCGCCAATCAACCGACGCCAGCGGGAACCACGTCAGGAGGGCCGGGGACGCCGAACGCGACCGCGCCAGCCGTCGGCAACCGGGGCCAAATGCCTCCGCCGCCGCAAGGGCAGGGCGCGAACGATGCGACCAATCCGCCGAGCAAGGCCGATTACGAGAAGTGGCTCAAGAGCCAAGGCGTGTCGCCCTCGGAGGCCAAGAAGCAAGCCGACAACTCGACGCCGGATCAGCGCAACGCGGCGTTGCCGACAAAGAAGCCTTCCGACGGCGATCGGCCCTATCACATGGACGGCGACGGCCGTCGCGGCGTGAGCAACATCACGCGCGATCGAGCCGGCATGCAGGGCGTCCCGCAGATGCTTGGCGAGCTGGCGCAGGCGGTCATGCCGTTGCTCGGCGGTCTCATGAGCGGCGGCGGAGGAATGTTCGGCGGGCGCGGCCGTTTCCACGGCCGGGGTTTCCCGTGGGGGCGCGGCGGGCATGGCCGGTTCGGCGGCCGGTTTCAGGGCGGCCATCCTGGCGGCCACGGCTCCGGCATGTACCCGTACCATCATCCTGGCATGGGCTGGAGCGGCTTCAACCATCATCCTGGCGGCGGCTGGCGACCGCTTGACCCGAGATATGCCGCGAGCATGGGCGGCCAAGTCGGCGGCGGGGTGGCGTCGGGGCTCGACGGCGGCGACGGAAGCGGTGGCGACATGAGCCAGCTCGCGCCGATCTTGCAGGCCTTGGGGATCAACGTTCCGGGCATGGGCGGCGGCGGTCAGGGCGGCGGCTTCCGGCAGGGCGGCCGGTTCGGCGGTCAGGGCGGTCAGGGCGGTCAGGGCGGCGGCGGCGCGAGCGGCGGCTATGCAGGCCCGCCGAGCACGACGCCCGGTCGAGGCCCTAACGGCCAGCCGCTCCCTTACACCGGGCAGCAAGCCGATCAGTTCACCCGGCAAGTCGCGCAGAGCTTGGGGATCGACCCGAACCAAGCCTCGCGCGTGCTCCAGGCGGAGAGCGCCTACGGGCAGAACTACTCCAATCCCCGCGATCCGGGCGCGGGCAGTCACGGACCCTTCCAGCTCGACATCGCGCCGGGCGCGCTCGGTCAGGCGTTCATGCAGGCGACCGGCGAGGACCCGCGCGATCCGAACACGTGGAAAGATCAGATCGTCTACGCGCTCCGCTATGCGCAGACCCGAGGATGGGGGCCGTGGACCACGGCGCAGCGTATGGGTTTCGGCCGCCAGCCGGCAGGCCAAGCGGGCAGGCAATTCGCCTGGAATTACGGCGCGGGCGGCGGCTCGGCGCCGGGGACGACGGCGACCGGTGGGAACATGGCCCCGAACCCGAACGGGAATGTCGTCCAGAAGAATTTCGATAATACACCGATCACGTCTGCTAATGACGCGCCAGTGCAAGCGGCGTCTCAATGAGCGACGCATTCGGCCAAGACGACACGACGGCGAGCGGCGGCCTTCAGTCCGATATGCCGGGGATCGGCGCTGCGCCGCCGAAGCCGAGCCAAGTCCCGAACGCTCTCGGCGGCCTCGCGTCGGCGTTCAAACAGATGTTCGGCGGTTCGCCAGCTCCGCAGTCCCCGAAGGGGCCGACGATCGGGCCGCAGGGCCAATTGCAGCCGCCTCCGCCGCCCATGCCGGGCGGCCCTCGCCAGACCGGAACCACGGCGAGCCTCGCGCTCCCTCGCGGCGCGCAACAGCCGCCAGCGAAGTTTACACCGTTCATCAAGTCGCGGCCGACCCGCAATTTCAGCGATTGGGGCCAGCCCGAGCAATATCCGAATTTACCGCAGCCGTTCGAGGTGCCGTCGATCTATCAGGGCGTCGGGCAGTTTTTCCAACAGAACGGTTCGCAGACTTCGATCCCGCTCGCCTTCCTCTTGACCGGCCACGCCGCCGAGTACGTCAAGGGGTTGCAGGAAGGGCAGGAATACAAGGCCAAAATGGCGCTCGACGAGATGAAGCTGAACGCCGCCAAGCTGCAAATTCAGCAAGAGGATGAGCACCACGCTTACGCCGATATTCTCAGCGAATATTCGGTTGAGAACAACACGCTCGATCCCTTGAAAATGATCCAGCCTATCAATGGCGTCAGCCTCCGCGACGCCATGCTCAGTCAGGCCGACCAGCTCGGCGACACGCAGATCGCGAACCTTCTGCATGACGGCAAGCCGATGGCTCAGATCATGTGGTTTCAGCAACAGCGCGACGCGCATTTGCAGGATCTGCAAAAGGCCAACAAGGCGACCGAGGATCAAGACAACGCCGACGCGGCGAAGTGGGGCGTTCCCCCGGACCCGGCCCAACAGCAGCCCGGACAGCCCGGACAGCAAGCCCCCGGAACGCAGCAACAGCCCGGCGCCACGTCCTCGAATGCAGCCGGGCCGCAAGCGCCGGCAGCGGGCGGCGCGGCTCCTGGCGCAGCTCAGCCCGGCGCAGTGCCGCCCGGCGATCAAGTCGCCTCCAACGATCCGGCGAGCGGTCTGCCGCAGCCGGACCCGAACTCGAAGCTCTTGCCCTATCAGCAAATCGGCCTCGACATGGCGCGCGGGCAGCCCGCAGAGACGACGGGCTTGCCGAAGAAGGTTGTCAGCTCGGCGCGCGAGTACGAAGCGGACGTGAACCAACGGCTTGACGATGTTGTGGCGCACTCCGCTGGCAAGTCGCGCGAACAGATTGACAGCGAGCTTCGCGCGGTCAGTCCGTCCATCGCGGCCGATTGGGGCAAGTTGCTTGACGGCAAGGTGGGCTTGCCTGGAGGCATGGGGGCCGTCGGCTCGCGGCCCTATTGGAGCAACCTTGGCGATCTGGCGCTCGCGGTGAAGCCCGGATGGAACGCGGCCGATTTCCCGCGCATCGCCGAGTTGAACAAGGAATACGACGCCGGCCCGACGGGCAGGCGCATGGGCCGCACGGAGAGCATGGCGGCGGCGGGCCGGACCTTGCTTGAGGCGTTGCAGCAAATCCCCGAGGGCGAGAAGCCGCCCGAAGGCGCGTTGGAGAACTGGCTCAACAATCGGTTCACTGGCGACCCGAGGTGGGGCCGGGTGTTCGCCGCCTACAACACCTATGTCCAAGAGGCGCAGTCGATCGCGAGCCAGACCGGCAACTTCCACGAAGGCGACGTGCAGCGCGTCATGCGCAACACGAACTTCACGGCCGGGCCGGAGTTCCTGCGCGGAAGCCAGCTACAGGTTGACGCCGAGAACGCCGTCAACACAATGGAGGACGCCAACGCGGACTATAAGCGCTACACCGGGCATGACGCGCTCCACTACAATCCGCAGGCGATGAACGCGCTAAGAACCATCGCGAGCTACGATCCCAAGACCAATCGGTTCGGCCAAGTTTACGATCCGTCGATGCAGGGGCTCGACCGCAGCTATGACGCGCAGCCCGGCGCATCCGCGCCTGGATCGGCTGCCGCGCCGTCATCGGGATGGGGCGCGGTGCAATGAAGAGCTTCACCGTCACCATTGGCGGCCAGACGCGGACGATCCCCGGCCCTGACGACGCGACGCAGGAGCAAGCGCAAGCCGAAGCCGAGCGCCAGATGCAGGCCTCGCAAGCAGCCGACGTGAGACGGGATTTCAGCGGGCCGGGCCATCTCCTGGCGAACGCGGCGCAAGGAGCGGCCTCTCTTGTCGGCGGCCCGGCGCAGCTCTTGGGCGCCAAGGCGGGGCCAGCCTACCAGACAGCCGAGAAACAGCCGACGACGCTCGGCGACAAGGCGGCCCGGTTCGCTGGCGCGACGCTCCCGCTCGCGGGCGTTGGCGCCGCCGCCGCTGTGCCGAAGGCGGTCGCAACGGTTGCGCCGACCGTGGAGAACACCGGGCTTCGCTGGATCGCTGGCAGATACGGACAGGGCGCCGCCGAGGCCATGTCGAAAGACATCAACGAGGGGATTGACTGGATCAGTTCGCGGTTCGGACCCGAGGCTGGCGAGGAAGCGGCGGGCAAGATGGCCAGCGGCGCCCGGACCGCAAGGACCCTTAACGCGTTAGCGCCCAAGGCGAAGGCGGCGGCGGGGCCAGCCCTTAACGCTCGCGCGCTCGCCATCCCGGCCGCCGCTGGCGCCGTCGAGGGCAGCGGCGCTCCCGCCGACAGCGACGCACAACGCGGAATTAACACGGCCGTTGGCGCGGTCGGCGGGATGGTCCCCGGCATGCCCGCTGCGGCTGGCGAGGCGGTCGATCATTTGGCCGGGATGGGGCTTGGCGGCGTCCTCGGGCACAGCGTCGGCGGCCCGCTTGGCGGGCTTGCTTCGATTTGGGGCGCCCGGCTCGGCAACCAGATGTCGCACTACGCGCCGATCGGGACTTACGCTCGCGCGCTACTGTCGCGCTTTCCGCCTTCCGTCGTGGGGCGTATGCTCGCCGACGCAGGCTACCCGGTGAGCAAGATCATGGGCAGCGAGTACGATTATTTGGGCAGGACACCCGGTGGCGACCAAGGACAGTGATCCGCTCGACATCAATGCGCGGCTCTACAAGCAGCTCGGCAAGCTTCTCGACGACATGGAGGCGGCCGACGCCAACGAGACGATGACCTTTCCGCAGCGGATCAACGCGCTCATTGCGGTGGGCCGAGTGCAAAAGATGTTCGTGGATTTGAGGAAGGGAGAGTTCAGTGTCGGACGCGGGTCAGCAATCGACAAGTACGCAGCGGCCTTCTCGACCGCCCATGCAACTCGTGGGGGAACGGACGACGCCGGACTTAGCCTCGATGGCCGCGATGAGGACGACATCCGAGACGAACTCGGCGACAGCTAGCGACGGCAAGTTCGTCAATCCGCAGGCCGGCGAATATGTCCACCGCGCTCAGTGGAAAGCGACGGTGATGGCGAGCCTAAACGTTCTCTTCGTCATCCTCGCCGTCCGTTCGATCGTCATGGTCGCGGTCGTCGGCGCGATCGTCATTGCTGCGCGGGTCGTGGCGGCCCCCGACCCGTGGCGGCTCGGCGCGCTCGCGGTTTACGCGCTCGTTGTGGTTGTCCCCACGGTTTGGCTCTCGTCTAGGCGGTAATGGACGTTTCATTTCTGTAAGCGACCTCTCAGGATTGAATTAGAAGCCCGCTGGCCGACATTTCCCGGTCTAGGGTAGCCGAGTGCCGGACAAGGTGGTTTTTCCGGCTGGCGATAGGTTGCGGGCCGCCTGTTTACGCCTGTGAAGGTTGAGAGCCCCCTCGCTACAGTTCGTCTCGGTTCGGACGATTGCCACATTCCCCGCTTCGTAAGCGCCAATATCGCCCTTGCGAGCCATGACCCATTGCCCGCCGTGACGCCCTCGCTCGTGTAAATGCCCGCTGTTTTGCCAGATTTCTAGCCATTCCCAAAAGGCTAATCGCCAAGGAATGCCCCTCTGCCTCGCCTGATTTCGCTGTTGCTTGAACCTCGCGACGATGGGAACGTCCGCTGCGGTCATAGCCGCCTCCACAGAAGGTTGCTGTGTCAAGTGACAGTCGAGCGGTGACACGCTCGACTGTCGCGATCTTAAAAGAAAAACCCGGCGCCGTTAAGCGCCGGGTTTAACGCATTGGTTGACGACGGTTTCACGGTCAGCGATGACACGAACCCCTTCGGGATACCGAACCGCGCCTTGAAGGCTCCCGCGTCGCGCCGCGCCGAAGCGGTCCCGCCACAGGACCGCCGAGGTTTGCGCTTCGCCTACCTACCCGGATGCCAATGCTCCCGCTGGCGACCATCGAGACCCCGAAGGGGCGTCTCAAGCGTCCTCGAACAATCCTAGCCACCGGCCTCGCCACTCCGACGTGTCGGCTTGCTCGACCAGCTCGACGCAGTTCCCGGCTGCGTCGCGCTTCGTCTCCCATGAGCGGACTGTTCGGCCGCCGCGCTCGACGGCGCACGCCATGACGATTTCGACCCGATCCGGGCTATCGGCTGGCAGCGGGTCAGGGTCAGGGTCTCCGAGTTTCCAGCCGGGCGGCGCCTTGCTCGCCCATGCTTCGGACAGGAGCATGTAGCGGATCACGCTGCCGTCGTGCAGGAGGGCGCGCAAAGCCCGGTACGTGACCTCGCGCTCGAACTCGTCTTTCCACGGCGTGCCGATGACGGCCTCCTCGCCGTCGGCTCGCACAAGGTGGGCGAGCGGACAAAGTTGACCCTTGCCTCCGATCATGACGCGCCGCGCGTGATCTTCGGCCGACTTGAGCAAGTCGGCGCAGTTTGGCCCGGTCATCGGCGTTCCCCCTTCAGCCGCTCGCGGATGGCGGCCATCGCGCCAAGCTCAAGCCCGTTGACGAAGCTCTCGATCAGCTCCGGCGTGGTATCGACGCGCGAGCGATGCGCGAGGGCGTAGGCGTAGCAGGCGTCGCGCAGAGACGGCGGACGCATGGCGCTCGCCGCCTCCGGCCCGGTGCGCAGCATGGCGTCGCGCAGCCGGAACCATGTCTGTAAAACCTCGTTTTCGTCATCGTACATTTGCGCCTCCCAAGGCTTGGACCACTTGCTCGAATGTGTGCGGCTGCTCCGCGTTCATGTTGCTGTGCTTCTCTGTCCATTCGCCGTGCGACATGTACGACGGCGGGAAGATGACGAGGCCGCGCTTGTTGTCGTAGCGGACAAGCCCCGGCATGTTGCGCTTGACAAGCCACGCGCGCAGCGCCGGATCGCGGTGCGCGTCGGGATAGCTTTCGTCGCACCAGATTTGCACGACTTGGACATGCTCCGGCGCTCCGTCCGCGTCCCGAACCGTGATGTACTCCGGCATGGGATCGATAACGTAGTGACTTTTGTCAGGGCGGCTCAGCTCGCCCGTATCGGGCATCTTCAGCCAGCCACAGCTCCACAGCTTGCACTCCGGCGAGACGCGCCAAAGGTTGACGTAAACCTTGCAACACTCGCCCTTGCTGCTGAAACGCTGATGTTTGCAGCGTTCGTTGGCGCCCTTGCCAACCGAGCGGACAGGGAGCAGGCGACAGCAAAGGCTACAAGAACCGCATCTTCTCACGTGTGCGACCATGACGTTCCATTCCTGATGCGTGCGATTTGGCTTGACGACACGCCATAGACGCGCGCCAGCCGCCGACAACCGCGACTGTCGGCCCTGATGGCCAAAACTTCTTTTGTGGTTAGCTTGGACGGGCCGTGCTCCTCGCCGCGCGTTTGTCTGCCCTTCGCGACGTGATCCGCGACGTTCTCTTGATGCGTGCTTTCAGTCGAATGCCAAGGATTGCAGCATGGGGGATTGTCGCAGGAATGGCGCAGATAATCGGGCCATCGACCGAACGTCAGCATGAAGCCGACGTGATGGGCGAGCCGACAGGCCGTTCCGGCCATAAACAGACCGTAGCCCCCGTCGTTTGTCGCCGCTTTCCACGGCCAACATTCTTCAGGGCCGCGAATGTCAACCTTTGCCCAAAACCTCTGAGCGAACGATTGTGTTTGCCGTCCAGTCATTGGACAAGCGCCGCCGCGCGGGACAGGAGAATATCGGTGGCCGTGAGCGGCGCCGGATGCGCCAAGCGCTCGCGCAAGACCTCGATTTCCGGCCGCTCGATCGGTTGCGGCCGGGCGGCGGGAAGCCGGATCGCTACCCGCATGCGCGCGCGTGAGACATGCACGTAACCGGACGCCAGCCTGGAGTGCCAACTCACGCACTTGCCCATGCTCACGCGCAGGATTTGGCCATACGGGCAGCGCGCCACGGCTGGCGTCGCGATGACGAGCGCGAGCGCAATGATCCTAAGCCTTTTCATGCCTTCGCTTCCTTTCGTCTGGCAGCATTGTGATCGAGGCGAGCAACGCTCGCCCCTTTGGCGTCAGCGAATAAAGCTTCTCGCGCCGGTTCAAGACGTTCTCGCGTCCCACGACCAGCGCCGGCCCCTCGTCATAGTTCCGATCGCGCTCGCTTATGTCAAGCAAGTTGCGTGACATGGTGGTGGGCGATATGCCAGCGCGCTTGGCGTACTCGCCGACACTCAAGCTTTCCTTCTCGGCGACGATAAGGAACGCCTGGATGCAGCGCGCGGGCATGGTCTCCCGAATGCCGAAAAACGGCTCAAGGAACGCCAGCGTTTGCTTGATAATGCCGAGCTGCGCTTCGCTGCGTTCGGCCCGGTCAACTGTTCGCGCTGTCATCGTGCTCCACTTTCTCATGGTAGTAGTCCAATTGCTACTGATAGGCGAAAATGCAACATAGGGTCATTTGCACCCTTGTCAAGGAGATTGCATGACGCTACATCCGTGGCAACGGATCGCCGTCGCGATGGCGCGCGGGATCAAATTGCGAGGCAAGATGAAGTACGATTGCATGATCGCGCATTTATCAGTGCGCCCGGATCGAAGGCGGCCCTATGTGATCACTGTTCACGCGGACAATCCGACGCTCGCTGCGCAAGAGGCGGCTTCGGTTGTCGCGGGCAAGCAATACGCGGACGGCCAGCCCGGCTTTGTCGCGCCGCAAAGCGACGGGACGTTCGTCGCGTGCATCGGGCAACAAATGCCCGCGCGCGCCGACGTTGGCATGATCCATCACGGCTTCTCAATCACGATCCGCGTGGCGGCGAGCTATCACGACGATGCTTGCGAGCCTCGCGCTTGCGACCATTGCAGCGCCACCTATCGCGGGCCGGCTGTCTATTGCTCCCTCGAATGCGCACTGGCCGACGCGCATGGTTGACATCATTCACTCCCCGCCCAACGAGCGCGAGCTAGACGAGCTTTACGCGTTCCTTTCGGTTGACGAGAAAGGTTTGCGCGGGATCGTCGGCGGTTTCATCGCCGGTTGGGGCGCCACGCCATTCGTGACCGGCTCGCCGACCGTGCTTGAGCAGATGCGCAGCATGGTTCCCGGCTTGGCCAAGGCGACGGGCAAGCGGATCGTTCTCTACAAATTCAAGCGCGGCGAAGAGCTGGAAAGCTGGAACCCATGACCAAGCACACGTTCACTCAGAAGTGGCGCGTCCCCGGGAGCAATCGATGGGATCACAAGGCGCAAAAGATGACCAAGCTTCCGCCGCGCGAGCTTGTGGTCGAAATTGAAATCGACACCATCGCCATCGCGGTCAAGATGGCGGCGTCGGCGGCGGCGAACAAATCCAAGCGCTCGCGCGAAGTGAGCGGCGGCGTCATCGTCACTGTCTTGCAAGACAAGCCGGTGGAATAGACCATTTTTTATTTGTGAAATAATCCGAGAACGACGTTTGAAAAATGTCTAGCGATAGGGTTGACAATCATACCTTATTGCGACTATCTCATTGCGGCGATAGTGCCATACAAGCCCTTTGAGAGAGTGCAAAATGACGGACAACCTAGACAACGGCGAAGCGCAGCGCTTTGAAGCCGAGTACGAAGCCAAGCTTGAACGCGAGGCGGACGAAGCTCTTGAGCGCATTCAGCGCGGGCAGAGCTGGCTCGATTGGGTGAAGGTGGCGCAGCTCTTCGCTCACGGCCGCAAGGTCGCGATGCTTAATGGTCACGCCAACAAACCGGAAGGCAAGGGTTACAACCTGTGCTTTTCGGCATGGCTCGACGCGCATCCGAAGCTGAGGTCTATCGACAAGGCGACGCGCAATCACGCGATGCAATGCGTCGACCATCTCGACGCCATCGAGGCGTGGCGCGCGACGCTCGGCGAAAACCAGCGCCAGACGATAAACCATCCGACGACAGTCTTGCGTCGGTTCACGGCCGCGCAGCGCGAGACGGCCGGCGAGGCGGCGCCCAAAAAGCAATCCGAGCGCGAAGCCTTGCGCGAGGCGAACGCGACGCTTGAGGGCGAGGTGACGAAGCTCAAGCGCAAAATCGAGCAAGGCGGCGAAAACCTATTCGCCATGAGCGACACGGCGAAAAACATCGCCATGACGCTCGCGGGCAATCTCTCGGCTGGCAAGCTCGGCGATCTTTGCAAAGAGCTGGCGGCCGAGCTGACGCGCAAGCGCAAGGCCGAAGCCGACAAGAAAAGAGCTGGCCCGCGCTCTTGACAAAACGCCGCCCGTCAACTAAATCAGTTGACGGGCGGACCGCGCTCACATACGAACCCATTGGAGATAGTACAACATGAGAGTTGATACTGATACCTACGTTTGGGACGTAGCGAAAATCATCATCGAACGCAAAGCGGAGGCGGATGGCAGCGTCACCATTCGTCTGTCAGCGGCGGACGATGAAAGCGCGCTTGCGGGCGCCTCGCTCTACGTTTGGGGCGCTGGCAAGCATGGCGAGCGCTCAACGCCCGCAATCGTCATGATCGAAAACGGCGTTGAGCGTGTGCTCGTCGAAGGCGCTCCGGCGCCAAAATCATCGGAGAGTGGAAAATGAAAACGACCATGTTTGCAATCATGCTGCTAACTCACAACGGCGCGACGCCACAACAGTTGGCCGCCGAGCCGACGCTGGCGAAATGCCAAGCGGACATTCGTGAAACAGTTGCGCACGGGCTTGGCTTCTATGACGCCAGCTCTGGCCTCTATTTCTGCAAGCGCGTGACAGAAATCATCGGAGCGCCGCAATGACTTCCGTGAGAATGATCCGCGCGAATTGGCACGCAATCGGCCTCAAGATTGGCGACGCGATCAAAGGCCTCATCGCGGTTGGCGTGGTCTATGGCCTCGGCATGTGGGCGTTAGGCGACGCCGCTTCGTGGCTGCCAGACACGCCAGCGCAGCATCAAGAGCGCCTGGAATGCGAGATGATCGCGATGCAAGGCACCAACGGCGACCATCCGATGTCGGCCGACAAAGCCTCGGCGTATTGTGACAGAATGTTGCAACTTGAGCGGGAGGCTAACGAGCGGCTGCACCCGTAACACAAATCGCTTGACATCCTAACGAGCGCCCATTAAATGACGGTTGTCGGCGCAATGACGCGCCGACATACACAAATCGGAGACAGTAACACAATGGCACACAATCTTGAAGTCCGCGACGGTCGCTACTCATTCGCGTTCACGGGCGAGCGCGGCGAGGTTTGGCATAAGCTAGGGCAGGAAGTGCGCGAGGGCGCGGACCGCGCCGAATGGATCGCGGCGGCCGGCTTTGACTATCACGTGGAAAAGGTCCCGGCGATCGCATCGCTCGCGTCCGACAGTTTCGGCCATATCGCGCCTGAGAAGCGCTTTGTTGAAACCGACAAGCGCTTTCTTGTCCGCCAGGACAATGGCCACGTGCTCGGCATTGCTGGCGACGGCTACCAGCCGGTGCAGCCCGCTGACATTTGGGCATGGTTTGAGAACTACATCACCGTGGATGAGCGCTTCCACATCGACGCGGCTGGCGTGCTTTCGTCCGGCGAGCGCCTATGGATGACCGCGCGCTTTAACGGCGACACCACCGTGGCGGGCGATCGCCACGTCGCGCGCCTTCTCATGTCAACATCGTTTGACGCGTCGCAAGCCACGCGCAACGAAGCCACGATGACGCGCGTTGTCTGTCAAAACACGTTGCGCGCCGCGCACATGAGCGCCAAAGCGCTCGTCAAGACGCGCCACAACACGCGCTTTGACGGCCGCGCGGTGCACCGCGAGCTGGCGCAGATTGCGCAATCGTTCGTCGAGTTCAAGGCGATGGGTGACGCGATGGCGCAATCGGAGCTGACGCGCGTTCAGGTTCAATCGTTCTTTGCGACGCTGCTCGACATCCCTCCAGACGCCAAGCCGGCCGAGATTTCAGGGCGCAAGCGCAACATCGCGCAAGAGCTTGTCGGCGCCTACAACGTCACGAAACGCGAGCGCAACACGGGCCGCGATGACGTGTGGTCCGCGCTTCAGGCCGTGACGCGCTACGTCGATCACGACCGCAGCGTGCGCAACGCGGACCATCCGGCGATCGGCCGCTTCGATAGCGGGACGTTCGGCAGCGGCGACGCGATGAAGGGCAAGGCGCTAGATCTGCTTTTGCCGCTTGTCGATCCTGACCTGTTCCGCCGCGACAAGGTGCTCATTCCTGCATAAGTCGCATTTCGGCTTGCATCTCGCCGTCAAGTGTATTATATGACACTTGACGGCGCGTGCTGCGCCGCAATGAGGAGAGTGACGAATGCCTATCAACTCGATTTCAGACTTTCGCCGCGCGGTCCGCAACGGCCCTTACGCATGGCCGGGCGGTTATCCGCTCTATTGGATCATGTCAGACGGCGACGCGTGCGCGTTTGACGTGGCCAAGTCCAAACGGCGCAACATGCTTGAGGCCTTGCGCGACCGCGACCGCAGCGGATGGCGCCCGGTCGCGCTTGAAGTCAATTGGGAGGACGCCACGCTGTTTTGCGCCCATACCGGCGCGCGGATTGAAAGCGCCTATGCGGAGGATGCGTGAGCGCGTGAGCGCGAACCGGAAACCCACAACCGACGCGCGGGGATCGTCCCGCCGTCGCCTCAAGTAGAGCGGAGGTATTGCACAAGTAACGTCAAGTAACGGGGAAGTGTGAGC